GACCGTCAATAAAATTTGTTTTAGGTAACCAATTCAATTCATTATTGATCTTACAAAAATCAATAGCATATCTAAAGTCGTGGCCTTTGCGGTCTTCCACATACTCAATATATTGATCGGGATCTTTCTCCATTAAATTGCATAGTGTCTTTGCAATAGAGAGATTACTTTTTTCTGTGTCGCCCCCTACATTATAGGTTTCACCATTTTTGCCTTTATTAAGAATAAGCCAAATAGCTTCACAATGATCTTCAACATAAAGCCAATCTCTAATATTGGCACCAGATCCATAAATTGGAATTTTTTTATCATTATGAAGATTTGTAATAATTTTAGGTATTAATTTTTCAATGTGTTGATTAGGTCCGTAATTATTTGAACAATTTGAAATAGTAGTATTCAATCCATATGTATGGTGATATGCATTTACCAAATGATCAGAAGCCGCCTTCGAAGCTGAATAGGGAGAACGTGGATCATATGGTGTATTTTCTTTGAAATATCCTATAGCGCCTAAGGATCCATATACTTCATCTGTCGATACATGATGAAATCTTTTCAGCTTTCCATAATCTTTTGATGCTTCTAATAATGAGAAAGTACCATTAATATTGGTTTTAATAAAACTATCTGGTGATTTAATACTATTATCTACATGGCTTTCAGCGGCAAAGTGAACTACATGTGTTATATTATGATTTGATAAATGATTATATATTAAATGTTGTTTACAAATATCTATTTCATAATTTTTTATTTTTTTATTGAAAAAAATGTTTGTCCGTTTGGCTGCGTACGTCACAGAATCAATGTTTATAATCGATTCCACATCATCTTTTTGTGCGAGAAAGTTTATAAAATTGCTGCCTATAAATCCATAACCACCTGTTACTAAAATATTCATAGTTAATTTTATTACGACAATAAATAAAGTCAATGGCGATAAAAAAGACAGATATCAATATATTAGATTTGCCTTTAGTAGAAAATGTTGCTGCTGGTGATTATCTTGTAGTAGAGACACCTGATGGTACATCTATTATTGATTATGAGAATTTTATAATTGGACCCGAAAATACAACCCTTTCGGTTACCGTATCATCATTAACAAATGATGTATTAGATTTGGCACAAAATATAGCTACATCTATAGATAATTTATCTACGGATATATATGAAAATTTTAAACAATTATATATTGGTACCGCAGAAATTACTATAGATTCAGGTCATACCGCAACGTCATACTTATCACCGAGACCGCCAGCTGAAGTAGAATTATCATTTAATGATTTTATTATTGTACCATCAAACCAAGCTGCTTGCAAATATCCTTGTTATATTACTCAAGTTGATACTTCAGAAGATGGAAGGGGTACTTTTTCAGTGTATGCCCCAATTAAAAAAATTGCAGCGGCTGCAGCCGGTCAAATTGAATCTGATTTGATCATTGATAATAGTGTTGCCTACAATACTTATTTCAATTCATCAAACGGAATAAATTTCGCAGACACTATGAATCAGATTGTATCTTCGTTTAATTTGGAATATTTTTTTAATCAATTAGATCGTTATTTGTTGGATAAATATTCTGTAAGTACAGACAATATTGGCAATGTAAGTATTCAAACTGATGAATTAGATATTGTTGCGGAAGATTTAGAACAAGCTCCTAGTTATCTAATAAAAGTAGTTAAGACTTATTAAGTTTAGCTAAATCTTTCAATATATCCATTTGCTCTTTTTTGAACTGCTCGGAAAAATGTGAATCTTTTTGTTGTTCTAAAAGAGCTTTTAATTCATTTAAATTTTCTTCTGAAAAAACTGACCCACCTTCATCACCTATAATATTTCCATCTTTATTTAAATATTGTCTAATAAGATGTATTCTTTCATCTCTTTTACCAAATATCTCGATAACACCTGGTGAATCGTCTTTGGGAAAAAACGGTGTATTGTTTAAGTTATACTGATATTGTTGGATAATAGCCTTAAAAATCTGATCAATTTCTTGAATATATGCTGGATCAACTTCTCGGCGTTTGTCATCCGTAATAGGAACCGGTGCCACTCTAGTAATCGGAATAAAAAATACAATATCCAATAATCGCATGCTTTCTTTTACTAAAGGAATGCATTTTGAAATAAAGTTGTCATCAATTTTACCATAATTATTTGACCACATTGAATAAACTAAATTATCTAATGGGCATCTATCAAATATGACATTGTCATTTTTATCATATTTTTGGAGTTCATCTATCATGTTATTCAATATAGTCCATTGAACATCTGAATCTGTATTTTTACTGTGATTTTTTAATACATCTCTATATGTATAGTTATTTTTAATATAATTTGGCCATTCTTTTAAAAAATCTTCAATTAATGTAGTTTTACCAATACTGGCTGTTCCGCTAATTGCAATTCTCATATAATTAATTATTTTCGTCTTCTGTAATATCTACAGATGTTGTTTTTTTAGTTACATTTAAAATAGTCTGTAAATATTTTAAATCTTTAAATGTGAATTTGCAAACATTTAATTTATGTGCTTCTTTAACAGGGGCCCAAATATATTTTGAATGTTCATCTGATAATTTGATATTATTATTCCATAATTTGCCTATATACAAGCAAACATTATAGCTTGTAAAACCAATTCTGTGGAAAAACTTTAATTTTTGGCTTGTTTCTTCTTCTACTTCGCGTTGTAGCGCATGTTCGAACGTTTCATTTGATTCTAAATGTCCACCTGGTAAATGGTATTTATTTAAATGTTTACTTAGTAAAAGCAAAACTTTATCACCATTCATTATGAATATTTTTGATATTTTTTGTATATTCATACTTTTAATGCTTTATTCCAAAGTACTAAGTGTAATCGTGGAGAAAAATTAACATTCCATTGTTTTGCCCATTCGGCAACTTGTGTAGCTTTTTCTATATGTTCTTCACGCGAACCACAACACGGCATAAACCAAATATTTTTATTCGGAATGAAAAATTTATTAATATATTTTTCAATAATCTCATCAATATCATTTTCAGATTGAACAACAAATTTAAAAAATGATTTACCATTATCACTATGCCATTTTAATGCGTCTGGGTTATATCTCTTCTTTTCAGGATCACCATTTGAAGCCAATTTAGGCGAAACAGTAAATGTAGCACCCAAATCTTTCCAATCATCTGAAGGTACTAATGTGCCATTAGTTTCAAAATCAATAATTGGAATAAATCCATTTTTATATTCAAAATATTTAATGAAATTTAATAATTTTTTTTCTTGAAGAAATGGCTCACCACCAGTAATCTTAAAAATTGCATTATTTTTTAGCCTGTGCACATAACCAGAATCGATCATATATTGATCAATTTCTTTGAAAGACATTTTATTTTTTACAGTCCAAGAAATAAATGAATCACAACCGTGTGGAGAATCCTGTGATTCAAATCCTTTACAAGTTAGGTTGCACATAGATAACCGCATAAAGACAGATGGCATACCTACGTATACACCTTCACCTTCTAAAGTATAAAATAACTTATCATCAGAGATAAACATTGTTTCATTTTCAAATTTTTCCATAACCTATATTAATATGATGTACATTTAAATACACCCCATAAATAAAAACAATGGCCAAGAAAACCAGAAAAAGAGCGACAGTAGAAGAGGATCTTAAATTAGATGCAGATGTACTTCTTCACAACCTTGAAATCAGCAAAAGAAAAGATTGGTTCTGTAATTTCAAAATACAAAATAAATTCAAATTAAATGATATACACAATTCATTTTTAGAATTATTGATGTATGATCAAACAAAAATGGTGTTTGTAGATGGGCCTGCTGGGACAGCTAAAACATATCTTGCTGTTTTAGCTGGATTGCAGATGTTAAAAACCAAATCTATTAATAATATAATTTATATTAGAAGTGTTGTCGAAAGTGCTTCTAAGAGCATGGGTGCATTGCCGGGGGAATTACAAGAAAAATTCCAACCATGGTCGTTACCATTAATTGAAAAATTAGATGAATTAGTTGGTTCGAAAATAGGTGGTGATTTAATGAGAGATCATTTTGTGAAATGTATGCCTGTAAACTTTGTGAGGGGATTAACATTTAGAGATTCTGTAGTTATTGTTGATGAAGCACAAAATCTTAATTCAGCAGAATTAACTACAATTCTTACACGTTTCGGAGAAAATTCTAAATATATTATTATAGGTGATTCATTTCAGGCTGATATTGGCAATAAATCAGGATTTTCTAAAATTAGACACGTTTTTGACAATGAAGAAAGTGAAGAACAAGGAATTCATTCCTTTATCTTTACTGAAAATGAAGTAGTGCGGTCGCAAATATTGAAGTTTATTGTAAAGAAGTTAGAGTCGGTACAACATTGATTTTGTTTTCTATCTCTATTAATTCTTTAATAGCATCTTCAACAGATACAAATTTTAAATTGTTTTTAGGACCTGTGTCTATT